AGATGCTTACACATGGTATGAGTCACCAACATACCGCCTACGCGCTGAATCAACAGCAGCAGGTTCAGTAACAATCGGCTACTACGGCTTTGGCGCAATCGCGACAAAGGTAGGAGCTGGCGCGTTCAAGAACAACAAGGCTTAATTAAAGCCACCTAAGTCGCTGGGAGCGGGGCGCAGCCCTTGCTCCGCTCCCAGTCTTTAGAAAGGATATGGAATGTCATTAACAACAGTTGCGGAACTCCGTTCAGCGCTAGGTGTTGGTTCTTTATATCCTGATGCAACTCTGCAAGAAGTCTGCGATGCCGCAGATGCAGTTATCCTTCCAATGCTTTGGAATAACTACTCATTCAATGTAGCTCATAGCAACACAACAAACACAGGAACTCTTTACTTTGAAACAACAACAAAAGATGTTTTCTATGTTGGTCAAACTGTTGTAATCTCAGGCAACGGATCAAAGCACAACGGTTCTAAAACAATCACAGGCGTTGGCGCTTACAGCATCACTTATGCCATCACAGGCAACAACAACACAGCAGCTCCTTACCACCCAGTAAATCCTTTGGGTCAAGTCGCAGCAGATACCTATGTTGATTGGTCACAAGATTCAGCCGTTCAAGAAAGTGCATTGATGATTGCAGTAGACATTTGGCAGGCTCGCCAGGTAAGCAACTCAGGCGGCGTATCACCTGACTTTACTCCTTCACCTTATCGCATGGGCAACACTCTCTTGGCTCGCGTACGAGGCTTATTAGCCCACGCTTTGAGTCCTGACTCGATGGTCGGATAATGCCAGTTGCTCTCACTACTCTTAGAACCACGATTGCGACTGCTTTAGTCGATAACACTAAGTACCAGACATTCGCGTTTCCACCAGCCACAGTCCTTGCTAACTCAGTAATCGTTAGCCCATCTGATCCATATTTAGAGCCAAACAACAATCAGCACAACACGATTGCTCCAACAGCTAATTTTAAGATAATCATCACCGTGCCTTTATTCGACAATGAAGGCAACCTCAATGGAATTGAAGATGCCCTAGTGGGTGTGTTCAACAAACTCGCAGCATCCTCATTAACGTATAATGTGGGAGCAGTAAGCCAACCATCCGTGCTCAATGCAGCTTCAGGTGATTTGCTTACTTGTGAGATGTCCTTATCCGTTCTAACCACCTGGAGCTAAAATGTCCGAATGGGAAAAAGAAAACGCTGACTTCCTGAAGAAAATCGGGCAGACAGCACCAGCAGCACCAAAGCCAGCATCTACTAAGAAAGACGAGGAATAATCTTCATGGCTATCTTCTTAAACAATAAGGTCGGCGTTAAGATTAACTCCGTTGATCTATCTGACCACGTAACAGCAGTAACAATCAACCGTTCTTTCGATGAACTCGAAGTTACAGCAATGGGTGACTCAGCTCACAAGTTCGTTAAGGGCTTGGAAGCATCAACCGTAACAATCGACTTTCTCAATGACACAGCTTCAGCTAATGTCCTAGCGACACTACAAGCTGCATGGGGAACAACTGTCACGGCAGTATTCTTACAGGAAAAGGGAACAGCCGTAAGTGCTACAAACCCTCTCTACACAGTTTCATTGCTTATCAATAACACAACAGACATCAACGGTGCTGTTGGCGATATTGGTACACAATCAATCACATTTACTGCAAACTCAACCATTGCAGTATCTACAACAGGTACTTTCTAAAAAACTAAACAAAGGGGCACAGTATGGCAAAGTTAAAAGTAACAAGGGCAGATGGACAAGTTGGGGAATACCCAATTACTCCATTGGTGCAGTACGGTTTTGAGATTTACGCCAAAAAGGGATTCCATAAGGCGTTCATCGAAGACCAAAAGCAAAGCGATATCTTTTGGCTTGCTTGGGAATGTATCCGCCGTTCGGGTGAAACTGTTAAGCCATTTGGGGAACAGTTCATTGAAACTTTGACTTCGGTTGAAGTTCTTGATGACGACCCTTTGGCTTAGGGCGAGACTCGATCACCTACCTGATTGCTAAATTAAGCGTCAGGCTCGGGATCTCGCCAACACAATTATTAGAGCTAGATGAAGTGATGTTGCGAAACCTAATTAAGGTTATGCAAGATGATGCAAAGGAGATGAGAGATGCCAGCAACCGTCAAAGGCGGCGTTGAACTCCGTAAGGCACTTCGCAACTTTGCTCCGGAACTAGGCAAAGAAACACAGAAGGAAATTGCTAACGCTCTCAAGCCAATAGTCAAAGAAGCTAGAGGGTATGTCACGGTTTCGCCTTTAAGTAACTGGGCGCGTGAAGGTGGCAAGTTTCCCGTGTTTAACGCATCAATCATCAAACGCGGTATTGGCTACAAGACGACACCATCAAAGCCAAACAAAAAAGGATTTAGAGCATTAGCGCAGATTCGCAATATGTCTGCTGCTGGAGCGATTTACGAAACAGCAGGTCGTAGAGCACCTGGAACAAAGCCATCATCTCGCCCTAACTTTGCAGAAGCTATGGGCGCACTCAGCGGTACAGGTAATGAGCGTGGTCGCTTAATTTACAAGGCTTGGGAAAAAGATTACGGGAAAGCAAGTAAAGCTGTTCTCAAAGCAATAGACAACGCTGGCAAGAAGTTTAACGCCACAGTAGGGAAACGATAATGGCTAATGTAGTCATAGATATTGCCGCCGAATACACAGGCAATAAGGCGTTTAAGCAAGCTGAAACAGCAACACAAAAACTTGAGAAATCAGTTGCAAGATTAGGCAAGCAATTACTCGGTGTCTTTGCTGCTTCTAAACTCATTTCATTTGGCAAGCAAGCAGCCAAAGCATTTGCAGCCGATGAGAAGGCTGCTCGATCCCTTTCGCTTGCCCTAGCCAACACAGGTAACGCTTTTGCTGCTATTGAAGTAGAAAAGTTTATTGCAGACTTACAACGCACAACTGGCGTTCTTGATGATCAACTTCGTCCAGCATTTAGAACCCTTCTTACAGCGACAGGTGATGTTAAAAAGTCACAGGATGGTTTAGCCCTAGCTTTAGACATTGCGGCTGGTACAGGCAAGGATTTAGGCGCTGTGTCTATGGCGCTTGCAAAGGCTTACGGCGGACAGACAACAGCTCTTAGCCGTTTAGGCGCAGGACTTGACAAAGCCATCCTTAAGTCCGGCGATATGGATGCAATCACAAAAGAATTAACTGACAAGTTTAAGGGTCAAGCATTAGCCGCAGCTGAAGGCTATGCAGGTTCGATGGATCGCTTGGCTGTTGCCTCAGCTAATGCAAAAGAGATTATTGGAAAAGATTTACTCGATGCCATGAAGTTAGTTTCAGGCAAAGATGGCATAGGCGGAGCAACCACAGCAATTGAGGGATTCGCCGCAGGTGTCGGTGATGCTATTTATGGCGTTGGTGTTCTCATTGCTAAATTGAAGCAACTGCCAGGTGGTGAAGGAATAAATCAAGGGCTTAAAGATGTATTTACTTTTAACATCTTTGGCTGGCTAGCAAAATTAGGTTCATCTACAAAAGCGGCTAATGCTGGTACTCCGGCTCAATCACCAGGTCAGCGTATGGCTATCGACAAAGCCAACAGAGATGCAATCAAACTTCAAAAGCAACAGAACTCTCTCAAAACTATTGACAATGCTTTAACCACTCGCAAGATTACTTTAACAGCCGATCAACAGGCTTTGGAAGAACTCAAGAAAAAGTTCGATGTTGAGCGTATTGGATTATTTGCAGCTCTTAATCAAGCAACTGACGAAGAAACTCGCATGCGCCTTCGTTCACTTATTGCTATCCATGATAACGATGCCGCGCTTGCTGGCAAGATTAAGGCAGAAGAAGAAGCTGCTAAGGCTGCTGCGCTTCTTGCTGAATCGCTCAAGGCTTCACTAGCTGCTTGGGCTGCATGGCAGTCAATGATTGGAGCATCGTTCGCGGCTGCTGCTACAGCATCCACAAACCCTGTTCAATACTTTGGCATGGAGTCAGGTCAGCCTTACTCAATCGACACAAAGAATCCTAGTTACTTTGGCGCACCAGGCGATATTCCAGGCATCACAGGCCAGCGCGGATTTAACTTCTCAGGCGGTGGCTCACCAACCGTTGTGGTCAATGTTGCAGGATCAGTCACAGCAGAGCGTGACTTGGTATCTGCCATCACTCAAGGTATTTACAACAATCAGGCTTCAGGCATCCCTATCAACTATTCAACGAGTTATGTCTAATGGCATTACCAGCAACCATTGTTGTCAAGATAAACCTATCGGGTGGAGCTTCATTCGGTAACCCGTTTATCTTGGGTACTTCACAATTAGGCTTTGCGGAACTGGCTTCATCCGTTCCTGTCATTGTGGATGTGTCTACATCGACTACAAACATCTCAACTCGTAGAGGGCGCAACCTTCTACAGGATCAATATGAGGCAGGACAGGCAACTATCAAAGTTGTAGACCCCAACGGTGATTGGAATCCTCAGAACACCGCCAGCCCCTATTACGGGCTATTACAGCCACTCAGAAAGATTCAGGCATCTGCTATCTATGGCGGTGTTACTTATGGCTTATTTGGTGGTTATATCACCGAATATCGCTACACCTATCCAACAGGTCAAGAAACTGGATATGTGACTTTTATTTGTTACGATGCTTTCAGATTGATGTATAACTCCAATGTAACAACGGTTACAGGCGGTACAGCAGGGCAGACAACTGCACAGCGCGTTCAGTCAATTCTCACCATGATTGCTTGGCCACCTGCATTTACGAGCATTGGCACAGGTGCTACAACCGTTCAGGCTGATCCTGGAACGCTTCGCACAGTTTTAGGAGCTATTCAGACTTGCGAGTTCACAGAGCAAGGTGCTTTCTACATTAACGCTAATGGCGTTGCAACATTCAAAGGCAGACAGTTCGTCTACGATGCTCAAAGCGCAAGCCCTACAGTATTTAACCAAACAGGCACAGGGATTAACTATGCAGGAATTACTTTTGCACTCGATGACAAGACAATCGTGAACAAGGCAACTGTGACTCGTATAGGTGGCACAGCTCAGACTTACTCAGATGCGACATCCATTGCTCAATACTTCACACGATCTATTACAGCTACTGACCAGCTCATGCAGACTGATGCCAATGCTCTCAGCCTTGCAACTGCTTATGTCCAATCGCGTAAAGATACTTCTATTCGCATTGAAACTATTACCCTAGATTTGACCACTCCAAACTACTCAGCAGGGGTTACAGCAGCTCTTAGCCTTGACTTCTTCAACACAGTAGACATCACCAATGAGCAACCTGGTGGATCGACTATTCAAAAGAAACTCCAAGTGCAGGGCATAGCCCACAACATCACCCCTAACACTTGGACTACAACTATCTCAACACAAGAGCCTTTACTCGATGTTATGTACTAGAATTGACCCTATGAAAGAGGTGTGCTAATGGCAACAGGCTGGCCAATGAAAACGACTTATGCGAATGGAGATGTCTATTCTGCATCGGATGTCAATGATATTACTGGCACGATTAACCTGCTTGGTTCAAGCGTTGCTTATACTGCGGGAAAGAATAAAATTATCAACGGTAACTTTAATATATGGCAACGCGGTACAACTTTTACACCGTCTAGCACAGGGTACTTTTACACAGCAGACCGCTGGGTTTCATATTGCTATTCAGCATCTACCAACACAGTTAGCCAACAGGCTTTTACCGTTGGAACTGCTCCTGCCACACCTTATGAAAGCCAATACTTTATTCGTGTCAATAGCACAAATACACTTAACCTTCTTGAACAAAGAATTGAAGATGTCCGCAATTTTGCCAATCAAAATGTGACTATTTCATTTTGGGCTAAGTCCGCATCTGCTCAAACAATTACAATTTATCTATCTCAGGTATTTGGTTCAGGTGGTTCTGCTGGAGTTGATACATCCTCAACAAAAGCAATTACAACTTCATGGGCTAGATACTCAGTAACTCTGACAATGCCTAGCATTTCAGGAAAAACAATCGGTACGGGAAGTTATCTAGCCAATACCTTTACTGGTGCAATTAACAACGCTTTAGATATTTGGGGTGTGCAGGTTGAACAAGGCTCAACAGCCACAGCCTTCCAAACTGCAACAGGAACTATTCAAGGCGAATTGGCTGCTTGCCAAAGGTATTATTTTAGAAAGTCAATTATCAATGGCGGAGCAACAAAAACTGTATTTGGTCAAGGTTGGGCTTTTAGTGCTAATGGAGCAGACATTCTTGTACCACTGCCAGTCCCAATGAGAACTACACCAACAGCCATTGAATATTCTGCTTTAGGTGATTTTTATGTCGAAGGTGCATCTATATTTTCTGCACTTACAGCGATTACTGTTGATACAAACATCTCTAATAGTTGGATAACAAATGCGAGTGTTACAAAAACTGGAGCATTTACTTCAGGTGGAACATATGTGCTTTTAGCACAATCAACGTCAAATGCTTATTTGGGATGGAGTGCAGAACTATGAGTGATGTTCAAATTATACAAGTTGAAACAACTGCTGGCTTAGAAGAAATTGTTGTTATTCCAAACAGCGATGGGTTTACTTCAATGCTTAAATCAACCTATGACGAAATGATTGCAAAGCAAGATGAAGCCTCTACTTTGTAAGGCTGGGCAACAACTTCGTGAGCAGATCGATGATTCGTTCCCAAGCCGTGACCGCCGTAGCGATGGTTGGATAGGCGATGCCGCACACTCCAATCGTAAGAGTGACCACAATCCCGATCCGTCTAACGGAATCGTCAGGGCTATTGATGTGGATAAGAACCTCGACACACGAGCCAGCACAGGTGCTTATCTTGCCGATCAGATTCGTGAATGTGCCAAAAAGGACAAACGGATTGCATATGTCATCTACGCCGGTCGAATTGCCTCACCTAAGTCATTTTGGCGTTGGCGTACTTACAATGGGATTAATCGCCACGATCA